GAGGAAGTACAGTGCGCCGTCTGGTAGGCGCTGCGCTTCGGCCTCGGTGGCGACGACAGTGATGCCTATGCCCGTGAGCGCGGACTGCAGCTCGGCCTTGGTGGCTAAGCCGGTCAGGTCGGATGCGTGCGCTACGCCCGCGACGTCGCCCTTCGTCGCATAGCCGGACAGCTCGGCCTTGGTGGCGAGGCCCGTCAGGTCGGAGCGCTTGGCGACTCCGACGACCTCGTCCTTCGTCGCGTAGGCCGTGAGGTCGGCGCGGGAGGCGAGGTCTGCCACCTGGCGAGTGGTCGCGTAGCCGGACAGCTCCTCGCGGGTCGCGAGGCCCCGCAGTTCTGCCTTCTTCGCGTAGTCGGTGAGATCTACTCTGCCGCCGGCTGCGGCTGTCGCTACCTCTGACTTCGTCGCGTAGCCGGCCAGCTCGGCCTTGGTGGCGAGTGGTTCGACCGCTCGGGCGATCGCTTTATCGGTGCCCTGCTTGGTGTAGAGCGTCGGTCGTGAGGCCATTGCTTAGGCTCCGATCTCGAGTGTGTCTCCGTCGCCGGAGATCTTGCCGTTCAGGGTGAGGGTGTCTCCGTCTCCGGCGATCTCGACGCCGCCCGTACCGGGGACCGGAGCGGGTGCGGGGGTCGGCGACGTGGCGCCGGAGAAGATCTGCGTCAGATCGTAGGCGACCGATGGGCGCAGAGTCACGGTCGCTTCGCGGAGCGTGCGACCGGGGATCGCGNNNGGGGATCGCGAGACGCAGATGCACCTGCGTCTCGGCGCGGATATCGAGCGGGAGAACGATCTGTCCTCGCACGTCGGCTTGCCGGGCCACCGGCCCGCCCGCGAGGACAGCGAAGTTCTCACCTGTCCCCGCGAGCGCGGCGACGATGTAGGCCTGCGGCTCGGGAGTGCCGTCAAGCCGCCCGACAGTACCCGAAATAGTCGTGGTCACTGCTGGTTCACTTTCTCTTCAAGTTTGTCGAGGCGCGCGTGCAGGCGCGCGTGCGCGTCGTGCGAGTGCTCGTCGATGGTCCGCTGAGCTGCCTCTCTAGCGACACGCTCATCGTGGATCTCGTCAGCCATACGCCCTCCCCTCTCGTCGATCCTGCCGACGCGATCCTCGACCGCTTCGAGGCTCTTCCCGTGCTGGCTGAGCGTCGTCTCGACGCGGCCCAGCTGATCGGCGAGCGTCCCGACGTGGCCGGTAAGCTCGCCGATCTGATCCGAGACAGCGCGTACTGTCTCGATCGCACGGTCCAAGTCGTCCCTGATGTTGGTCGCGTGATCGTTGGAGACCTGCGCGTCCGCTGAGCGAGCGGCGGCGCGGGCCTCCTCGACTCCCGCAATGACGTGTGCGAACTTCGCGTCCATCCAGCGGCGCACCTGGCTCGCAGCCAGCGCGACAACGCCCGTCATCGCGACGAGGATCGCGACGACGAGCGCGGCGAGCGCGTCTGTCACCTTCGGGTCAGCGAGCAGCTCAGTCACGGCTGGCCAGCTCGGCCCCGTCAACTACCCGGGTAGAAGGAACAGAATCAGCTGCGGCGCGAACCTCCTCGACAGACTCACCGCCGGGAGTTACGGCTCCGACCCAGTTAATGAGGCTCACGCCGTTGATACGGATCGCAGAGAGCACCTGGAACACGGACCAGGCGATGCCCAGGAACACGCCGGCCTGCGCGATGAGCAGACGCCAGGTCGCCGGATACGTCCCGGACACCCAGACGGCGAGTGAGACGACGACCGCGACGACGGCCAGCAGAACCTTACGGCGTGCCGGAGTCCAGTACGGGCGGTCCAACGCAGCCTGAACCATCGGCCAGATAAGGCCGACGACGACGGTCGTCATGAACGGGTCCGTGTGGAGCCCGAGCAGAAGATCATTCATTGTCATTCCCCCTTCTCCGCACCCGCGAGCGCGGTGTTAATCGCGGCGTTGGTCGCCGGTCCGTAGATCTCGTCGTCGTCCACGCCGACGGCGCGCTGGAGGTTGCCGACGACGCGGTCGTGCGCCTCGTCCGAGGCATCGCCCCAGACTCCATCAGGCTCCGTACCGATGACGGACTGGACGTATTCGACGCCGAAGGGGAACTGGCGACCGCCCCAACTGGAGGCCGCGACCACGGCATAGATCCTCTTCGTGGTATCGGGGCCGATGACGTTGTCAGCGGTCGCGCCGACTGCCGCCTGGAGCGCCGTGACGTCGGTGTAACCGGAGGCGGTGGTCGCGTCGCCGTAGTGCGGTCGGATGACTGCGCAGACCGAGTCCCAGCCTCGGGTGCGGCGCCACACGCCGCCGCCGTTGCTCTGCGAGCCCGCAGCGCCGGACGAGGTGTTGAACTCGATTGTCTGGAGCCAACCGCCGTAGTTGGCCTCCACAATTCCGACATGGTCGGCGATGCCGTCGTCGTCCCAGTCGAAACAGACCAGGTCGCCGGGCGCGGCCTGAGTCATCGGGGAGACAAGTCGGCCTTCGCGGGCGGCGGCGTTGATACCATACGGGACGTAGGCGAAGTCGCCGCCTGGCAGGACGGAATTCTTCTCCTCGTCGGTCGCACACCAGGAGGCCCCCATCGCGCAGAAGGGCACGCCGGACGTGCCGTAGTACGCGCCGTGTTTTTGGGCATACCAGCGACCGTACTTCGATCCCTCCTCGGGATCGTCCCAGCGCGTATATCCGATTTCGCCCGCTGCCCAGGCGAGGACGTTCTGTGCGGTCATGCTCATCGCGCGGCCTCCGTCTGCTCGTAGGGGATGTAGATCGGCGCGACGACGTCGGGCGGCGTTACCGTCGCAGGTGTCATCGACGCCATGAGCTCTTCGATGTTGTTTTCCACTGTTTTCTCCTCTTCGGGTATGGGAAAGCCCCCGGACGGGCTTGTCCGAGGGCATGAAAGAAATGGTGGGATCAGTAGCCGAAGGCAACCCAGGAATAGGAGTGACGCTCCTCAGATGTCACGCCCGGAAGCATGGGCCGGAAGCCGGACTTGTCGAGCACGTCGATGCAGAACTGGCGCCCATTCTTGAAGTTCCAGCCCGCCGGTCCGGAACCGTACAAGGGCGTGATGACGACCGAGACGCAGTCGGTCGGAAAGGGCGTCTGGAACGTCACGCGCGGCATATAGAGGTTGCCGAAGGCTACCTCCGCGCTGGATACCGCGACGCGGCCAGCCTTAATGAGGCCGTTCCGCACGCCCGTCCCCAGGCCAGAACCGACCGGCATATCGCCGACAGCACCTAGCTCCATCTGGACGTTCGACTCTCCAGCCCATCGGCGACCGTCCCACACACGCACCGCGTTCAGATCTGTACGCCACACGTACACCGGCTGCGCCGGAGAAGCCGTGAGGCCCACGCCCGCGAGCGCGGCGACGTACTGGGAGGCGGCGGTCTCGGACGCGCACGCCTTGTAGGAGGGGATCGAGAGGGAGAGATCGAGGAGATCCTGTCGGCGGGCCGGGTCGGTGGGGGATGGCACCTTGTGTCCGCGCTGGTCCTGGTAGCTCATTGGGCGCGCCTTCCTGTGGGTTTGACTGGGAGTGTTTCGGTGTAGTCGATGGTGAGGGCTGCGCTCGCGCCGCCCTTGGTGATGCCGCCGTATGCAGTGCCAACGAGCGCGAGCCCGGCCCCCGCCGTGAGGGTCTTTGCCAGGGCCGTAATGTCGACCTGGGATTGCTGCGCGTTGACGGTGATTGTCTGCGTTGTGCCGGTCGGCTGCGGCCCGGACTCCGCGTAGGCGGCAGGCTGGATTACCAGCGCCCAGGGCGGGATATGCGACGCGGGCCGGACAGTGAGGAGGGCGCGAGTGATGGTGATCGTGCCGAGGGCTTCGAGCTGCCGACCGTAGGTGACGAGGCCTCGGAGTCTCTGGCCTGCGGGGTTGGTTCCCTGCCAGGCCCCGCCGTCGCCGTATCGCGACCAGCCGCCGGTTGTCCAGGTGCCCATCCACTGTGGCGTGAGCACCGCGTGCCGGGCAACGGGCTTAGGCTCGGGTGTTTTTGGGACCGCCGGAAGCGGCCCCTCGGGGGACGGGGCAGGCCCCAGCGCGTGAACCGGGCGTCCCGTGTCCGGGTCGAGGAGGACGTGCGCTGTTTTCACACCTGCCCAGTTGACGGCGG